TTATTACGAGCAAATCCAATCTGTCCATTCTTCCATGTTACTTGAATATTTTGGCCATCAGTTTTTTCTGTTACCGCTTCTTCAATATCTAAATAACCACCTAATGCTCTAGAAATAATTTCTTTCATATCACCAAAGGTTAATCCATGATGATCATATGGATGTGCCATATGACCCGCAGCACCACCTTCTGTTAGCAATGTTGATTTTTTTGAAACACGTTCTGCTATATGAGCACCAAACACTGTTTTAGCAAATTCATCAAAATCATATTGAAAGCTTTCGCCTCGATGTGTATCTAAATAATTTCGTAATTTTTTAATCTTAGCATCATGATGTTGTTTGTTTTTTTCTCCCATCGAACCTTCAAACATCTGTTTCCACCAATTCACTGAATATACAAATTCTTGTTGGCCTCGTAATATTTGCCAAATATTTTTTACTATGTCATCATCATAATTTGGATAACTTGCTCGAAATGTTTCATAATCGTTTTCAGCTAATGCTTGTCGGATAGTAGATGCTGATATAGGAAGACCGTTTGAATATAATTCAGGATCAACATTTACGTTTAGTTCCATGGCATCAATTCCGTTTGGAATCATGCGGCCTTTTTTATCACCTACTGTTTTGTATTTATCTACATTTGGAACAAAATCTTTTGCTCGTACATAATCATCGCCTTTAGTTGATGCAGCCATTGCATATCGGCCGGTAGCATCGTTTGGTAATGCAAATAAGTATTCATATGCAGCCATTATAGGAGAATTGAACTCAGTTGGTTGCATTATAATTTTATTGTTATCGTTTAACAAGTTAAATATTTCTGCGCTCTTTTCACGCGTAATACCATCTCGGTCTTTTGGACCAATAAGTAATATTACTCGATTTACATTTGGATCAGCAGCATAACGATTTGCTAAAGCCATATGTGCACCAGTTAATGGTTTAAATCCTCCAGGAAAAAGTACTGTTATTTTATTCATGTATTTTTTCTTTATTAATAAATATTATGTATTTAAAATCTATTCTCTAATTGGGTTTACTGGTGGGATAGTTGATGATCCAACACTTCTACTAGATCTATATACAAAATTTTTAAGTTTTATAGTAGCACTAGGATATGCTGCTGCTGTTCCCATGTAAATAACACTTCGTATTCTACAATACATACCTTGTCGGTCCTCTATTTGGCTACTAACTAAATTTGCATTTAATACTCCGGAGCTATATACGCCTGCAGCTGTACTACTAAATGTAGTAGATCCTATAGAACTTTCATTATTATATACATCATACGTAGATACGGCAGTTGAACTATTATATAAACTTCCGGTAGATATATAATGTTTTATTAATAAAGATGGATTCGCACTAGGACCTGGGGCGCCTGTATTATCAATTTCACACATTACTGAAAATTGTATTCTTGTTTCACCTGGTAATAAAAATGTTTCAAACATACTAGATGTAATTCCATTTGTTTCTCCACTATCAATTACGTTAGCAGTAGTAGAAATTTCAGCTGGACTATAATATAATATACGTCCTATATTTAATGCATCTGCATATTCATTATTTGAATCAAATAATACAGTATTTCCATTTACTGCTATAAATGATGATGCAGTTACGTCCCCGTCAGCTGTTAAGTAAAATCCACTTGAAGAAATTTCCAATTGACCGTTACTACCTGATATATACTGTGAATTTTCATCACCTAGAAAGAATTTTTGCGTTTTAACTATTAATTCCGACGGATTGGTTCGATATCGAAAATAATTATTAGCATCTGCATATAGTTCTAAACCTACACCTTGATATGTAGTAGTTGAACCAGGCATAGCTGAACCAGACCACAATAAGAATCCAGCAAATCCAGCATTAAAGCCTTCATATCCCAAAGATCGAATAAATCCAGAATTTGGATATCCGCTAATTGCTACACCGGTATTTAAACTGTCTGCTACATATAAAGAACCGGTAAGCATTGAAAAATTACCATCAACGTAACGATTGCCACCTTGCCATTCTAAATTGTATATATAATTTGTTTGTTTGCTTTTTACTCCAGCAACATTGTAGTATTCTATTTTAAATGTTAGCTGATTACCTATTTTATGTGCGGTTGGCACTAATGCTTTTAATCTGGTATAATTAGGTGTGTATCCTGAATCATTGTCTGTAGTAGTTCGTATATCAGCAATTTGCCAATCTCCCGATTCAATAACAAATAATAGTACACCGTTGCCTGTTACATCAGCTTCAAAACTAAATACCTGATCATCATATCGTTTTGAAACAGAATCTACTTCTATAATTCCAACACGCTTTCCTAGTTTCTTAGGCAATACTTGATTGTATAAATCAGTTACATCATAATTAAATGCACTACCAGATAAATACACAGAAATCTTTGGGTTTTGTAAATTGCTATAACTACTACGTGTCCCAATAGCATCGAATGTTACTTTGTATGATGAATTTGCTAAAAATAATCCATTGAATGCATCTTTAACTTGAACTACATGTACTTCATTATTTTTTGTTATATCAGTTGTGCTAGATATAACAATTGCATCATTTAAATCTACTGATGAATATGTCAATGTAGGTGGGGTCGTTTCTATACTTCCTAGATACGTATGTGCTTCCCAATATGTATTAATTACAGTTTGAGATTCAATTGTTCCAACAGATTTATCAGGAAATAATGAACCGGTGTTCGTAACAAATATTTCAGTTTCATCTAATTCTACATTGATTATTGGTTCCCATGTTCCAACTGTACCATTATTGTTCATGTACATTTTAATACGAGAAACATCGCCAGTCGACGGCTGCAATCCTTCTATTTCAACCAAACCATATGATTCTGAATTTTGTGTTTCAGTATATGTTGGTGTTACTTCATATGACAATGAATATGCCGAATCATCAAATGCGTTATATATATGGGTTGAAATACTTTGACTACTATAAACTATATATTCTGAATCTAGTAATGCAGTTGTCGGTGTTAATATCTTTTTAATCGCCGATGTATATTGCACAGAGCTAGGTATATAAGTTGGCGTAGGAGTTGAATTAATAGGCGAGTTAACTGTTATAATACCCGTTTTCATATCCGATGTAAATGTGCCTCCAGACAATTCAATTACAGGTTGTCCATTCTTTGCAAAGTATTTAACAGTGCCAGTAGAATAAGTAGGGAATTGTTGACCGCCGGCATAATCGCGATCTAGATGTGGTGCAACTTGTTCACGTATTCGAACAGTTGGCAATGTTTCAAATATAATCTCAGTATCATTAGATACGGTTGGGTTAACAAGTAATGTTCGTTTCCATTTAACATTAGGTCGACCTCTCCATGTTTCAGGTACAGGTGCACCATTAATAACCGAAGCTTCTGCTAATATTGTAATTGTGCATTCACCGGGCGATGAATCTTCATAGATATATATAGCAATTACACGTGATTTGTCTTCATCGATATAATCAATGATTTCATAATAAACTGGATTACCGTTATAATCTAATATCTCCAAATTCAAATATCCACCAACGCGTAAATTAGTTGGATGGCCTTTTAATTTAAAAAGATTTTTACCAGAAGTTAATCTGATTGGAAACTCAGTAATTTGAAAATATTCAGGAGATGTTAATGATGAATCTTCGTAATAAACATCTACAAATTCTAAACCTTTATAAACTGCTTCTTTTCGTTTCATTCACTGATATTCTTTTTATATAAATATCAGGTATGGGAGATCTGGCTAAATTTATTAATTTTATTAACTTCAATTAAATTGTCAACCATATCACGCATTGTATCAACGTGTGAGATAATAATTGAAAAGTCAAACTTGGTACGAAAATAATCAAACAAGTTAACTACCGCAGAAATATGTTCAGCATCCAAACTTCCCCACCCTTCATCTATTGCTATAAAGTTAGGACGAGGTAATGCTGATACATTGATAAGTGCTATGCGAATTGCTAATGAACTAATAAATCGTTCCATGCCAGATGTTAATTCTAATGGCCAGAAATTATCTTCATCATAAATAATATATCCGTTAATATTTTTACCATCACTTTGAAGAACCATGTTAAAATCGACAACTTGATTAAGCACATTGTTAATCTCAGTTTCAATTTTAGGAATTGCTTTTGAAATTAATTCATATGGAATGCCATCACGTTTAACAGTTTGCAAATAATATTCATATGCTTTGTATTCAGTTTCTAGTTGCTTATAAACGTCTAGTTGTTCTATTGCATTGCTTTTCGTAGTTTTAGCAACTTCAATTTTACCATGTTTACTTCGAATAGTATCTGTAATTGTTTTTATTTTAATATTAATAGCTGCAATATCCGTTTTATGTGAATTGATTTTTGAATCGACTTGCACATTATGTTTTATCGCAGTTTCATTAGCACGGAATAATTCTTGTCGTTCTAAACATGTTTCTAATTCAGATTCACGTGTTTGAAGATCGCTTTCTAATAATTCCAATTGTAGTTCTTTTAATTTTAAAGAATTTTGAGATTCTGAAATTAAAGTCTTTATACGATTTAATTCTGTGTATTGGGTTTCATATGGTTTCAATGCTGTATATGATTCTTGATTAACATCATATCGTTGCATGATTTCATCTAGTACTGTTCGGTCTTGGTCAATTGTATTCTTCGCATCGATTGCGTTCTGAACGAATATGTTAGATGTACAGTATTCACATTCCGGATCATATTGATGTGTTGCCAGATGGTTAATTTTTTCTTGTTTTGCATCGATAATGCCTTTCTGTGTTTTAATTTCATCACACAATTCTGTAAATTCTGTTTGAAGTTGTTGCAATGTGTCTACGTGATGTTGTAATTCTGGTTCGTTGTATTTGTTTCGTATGTTTTGTTTTGCAGTGTTAATCGTTGTTTTTACTAATTCTATATTTGCATTTGCGGTATCAATTTGAGTTAACAATGATTCTACAGTTTCTGTTAATTCAGTTTCTTGTGTTTCTAACGCAACAATATCCGGGCCATCATATGTTGTTGGCTGTTTAGTTTCAATTAGAGAAAGAATGGCATTCTGTGAATTGTTTCGTTGTTCCTGAAACACATCTTCTTGTTCTTCTAAATCAATAATTGATTGCTGATTATCGGTTATAATAGTATCAGACTCATTGATTATAATATCAAAATCCGTTTTCTTGTATGCCTTTAATTTACCAGCAGTTTCTTTAATTTCATCTGATGCAAGTTGATATAATTGTTCAAATACCGTAATATCTAAAAATTGTGAAAGCAAATCTTTTCGTTCTCGTTGCGACTTTTCAATGAAATTGTTATTGTCAGCTTGAAGAGAAAATGCAGTTAAAATAAAATCATCATATGTACCTAAATAACGACGAATATTTTTGTTAGTATCGCTTCGTTCTTCACCATTAAGATTTTCTGAATCAGTAAAGAATTCAACATTAACTTTAACATGTCCTTTTTTGTCTTTTATTCCTTCCCGAACAATCGTATATGTTGTTCCATTCATTTCAAACACAAACTTTCCGAGAAATGAAGATTTTTTGTTGTTTAATACTTCATTTGCTTTTCCGGTTTTACTACATTTATCAAAAATAGTATATGTAATTGCATCTAATAACGATGATTTACCAGATGTATTTGCTGCAAATAGTCCACATACATCTTGCAAATTTTCAAAGTTTACAATGTTACCTTCTCCATATGAAAACATGTTTTCAAATTCAAATGTTACCGGATGCCATGTCATATGACGTACCGATTCTACTGCAGGTAATTTTGAATTTATTGTGCGATTAATATAACGAATAGCATCAGTTTCTTCGGTAGTTGCTTGAGGAAAATTAACAGCAATATAATCTGTTATCAAAGTGTTCTGATATTCAACATCTCGTACATTGCCAATGCTAAAAGACGAAGTAGCAGTAGTGTCTGCAGATAATGTGCTTCGTTGAATGGTAATATCTTGTACATCATATTTTTTACGAATAGTAGCAATTAGCTTTTTCATATCCGCTGCTGATGTATCATTAAATTTAATACGAATTCGTGGTTTATTTGGAATACGATGTGGTGCATTGATAACAGTAGTACCAGCAACTTCCAATGTTACATAACCATAATCATTTTGTATTTCTACAAATTCTGCACTACTTGTTTTTACATCCCAAACCAATATTCCATGATCTAATGCTTCACCGTGATTTTGTTGAATCAATGAACCTGGATATGCAATTGTTCGTGATTCATCTAGGAACTGAGCTGGCTTATGTATATCACCTAATAAAGTGATGTTATGTCCTCTGAATATTTCAGTGGTTACATGTTCATTTGATATTTGATAGCCAATATCTGTTTTAGCAGAGTTAACTGCGCCGTGATGCAAAGCAATTTTATATGTAGCATCAAAATCTGCAGCTTTAATGTATTCACTTGGAGCCACATCAACAGCCATATGGTTAAATACTACACCCCCAACTTCGAATAATCCATTTTCTTTAATAAAGATAATATTAGGATTGTTAATCACATCTAATACCGGGCTCACTGCATCTATACGGTGCATATTGTTTAGGTTCATGTCATGGTTACCTAAAATAACAATTGTAGGTATTGTAAATCCATTAAAGAATCCAACAAGCATTTGAATTAGCTCCGGAGACATTTCCAATTTGCTATGCACAATATCCCCAGTAACTACAGCGATGCTATTTCCTGTGCAAGTACGTTCGATATAATCTTGCAAGTTTTGAAACACTTCACGATATTCTCTATGTCGTTTCAATGTTCTAATATGTATGTCACTAACATGATAAATTTTATCAATTTGTTCAATTCCAGTATCAATATGTTTTATGTCCATAACATGCCCATTTTTAATTGCATTAACCGTTCAAATGTTAATACATCAGTATTTGCTAATATTTCTGTTATTTGTTGGAATCCTAGTTCAGATGCATCTCCTGTTTGTAAATTAACAAAATAAACATTTAAACCTTCGGCCATAAATCGTTCTGCAATCTGTATTGCATTTTTTAAAGCATCTGGATCTAAACACAGATAAATGTTCCGTACTCGTTCTTCGATGATCTTCTTTTGCAAAGCAGGTTGTATAATCTTGCCGAACAATGGTATTGCATTTCGTTTAACTGCAATAGCATCAAACGCCCCTTCGCAAAGTATAATTGGTTCTGCCCAATTGATAAACAATTCAAAACCGATAATATCTTTTGATACTTTAGGATTTTTATGACGTTGCGTGTCTGATTTATAAAATGCTCTAGATACAAAATAATTCAATTGCCCGTTAACATCGTAACTTGGTATAATTATTTTACCTGCATATTCTCCGGATTCACAATATCCAATTCGATATTTTAAAATATCAAAAATAGTAAGACCTCGTTGTTTTAAATAATGTATTGCATTACGATAATCAGGAGTTTTCTTTTCAATCCATAAAGGACGATACTGTTCTGGTAGTTGTAATACAATTTGTTTTTCAGTGACAGTAACATTAACACGATATCTTGATGATTCAATGATTCGGTTAAGCTGTTCAAACTTTTCTTTTGGTAAGTTTAATTGTTTAAACAATGTACCGATGCTACGACCTTTTTTATCAGATATCCAACAGTGCCAAGCATTTTCGCCATTGTGGTTTGTTTGAATATCAATTTCTAATTTTGGTTTGTAGTGAGAAACGAAAGGAGAGAAAAATGCAATATTATTACCAGACGTAGGTTTACCTTTACCCAGTACTGATTCTAATAGTTGTAACAATTTTACATTCTTCATACTATATTATATGAAATAATCAGTACAAATCCAATTAATAATTAATTATAATATATTAATAATATTAGTTAGACACATACATTTCATTTCTGGTCTAACGATCAATTCAATACTGAATCAATCATTAAATTAAATAGCTTTAATTCTTTTATGAATGTATTAAATATTTTTCACAAATCAAACCTTTTTTAAAAAAACTTTTTAACTTGCTTGATTTCTTCACCGGTTTTCAAACATTCATCGAACCATTCTACTGGAATTGACTTTTTTGCAACATGTTTAATACCCAGCTTATTTGCATAAGATTCATATGTTGTTGTAGAAGCTTTAGATATTTTTTGAGTAGGATTTTGAAATACCATTCGTATATCCAGGCCTGGATTTGATGTGAGAACATGTTTCATTTTTAAACGATCGGCACTAGTCCATCTCCCTTTTGTTTCAATATACATAGTAGTACCATCTCGTTTTGCAAATACAAAATCTGGTGTGTATTTTGCTTTGCGTTCTGGTACTATATAATGTAAGGTTTCTGTTTCATAATTCAAAGGATATTCTGTAGTTTGTATATAATCTGCTACAGTATGTTCTAATCCTGATTTATAACCGTATTTAAGTGCATTCGCTCGTTTTGAATTTGTCGAACTATGCCAATGATTTTTTGCCATAACTTATTTTATTTTTTTGGTGTTCCAAAATAATTACTATCATATAATCGTTTTAATTCTGCAGCTGGGTTCGGATATAATTTATACAAAGGTGTATATGTATATAATATTTTATCTGAATCTGTATTATTAGGTATCATTCTAGCAATACCGCGAGAATTTAATAGGTTAACAATTTTTTTAGCTGAATCTTTACGAGTATCATCGTATGTTGGTAATGGATAATTTAAATTAAAATTAACCACCGCGGTAAACATGTTTTTTAAATTTCTTAATGGATATGGATATTCTGCTACTCCGGCATATCTCATTTTATCTAATATATCTGCAGCATAAAATTGATAAGACGGCAACGCCGGATTTCCATTAGCAGTTATAATATAATTTAAATGTTTTTTATCTATTTTACTTAAATTTGCAAATGAATTTAATATTAACGCAATATATTTTGCAGTATTACCTGATAAATCATTTTTCATATAATTTAAAAGTTGTATCGATGTTGGTTCTTGTCGATTACCAATTACATATATATTTTCTATAAAATTCATAGCATGCGTAATCATATCCGTACGGTTTAGATAATCTACATTTGTAATACCAGTCTTCTTTTTAATCGGCTTAGTTTGATCTTGTTTTTTAGGAATAGACTTATCAGTTTTTTTCGTTTGAAGTTCAGGCTTCTCAGTTTTAGAAACAGATTTTTGTCTTTCTGCTTCAACATCACGTTCAATTTGATCCCAATCAAATTCTTCTTCTTGTTCTATAATTAGTTTTTTATACATAATTTTAACTTTATATTTAGTTATTTTGCGAGATAATCAGTTAATACTTGCACAAACCATTGTTCTACCGTATCTGGATTAGTATCTGTTACTAGATTAGGATATATTCGTTTCATTGCAGATTTTAATGTAGATACAGCAGTTTGTGTAGCACCTAATTTCCTATTACCTGCTTTATAGTAATCGCCTTGGTTTGCCGTATTTTGTAAAGCTGTTTTAAGATTTATATATACCGGTCTAGATGTAGCTTTCATTTTTTCTAAAACTTGTAACATTAATTTTTGAATATCATAAAAAGTTGTATCATCTGTTACTTCGCCGGCTATATATCCATTGCCGGGAACTGTTATTGATGCAACATTAATTGGTTCTTGTTTAACATCACCATCATCACTAACATCCATTCCTTGTTGTATAGAACTCAAATCGCGACCGCAATCAGGAATTTGTTTTGTAATACGTTTTGCAGTTTTATCATCAATTGGAGGTAATTGTATAGTTTTATTACCATCTTCTTCAGTACGAATCCAATTAGATTGTGTTAATATAAAATTTTTAGTAGCATCATCAAATTCGCCTGTTGCTGTTAAATTATACGTTCTTTGAAACTCACTAATACATTTTTTTAATTCACATGAATTTGTTGATTCTTTTACGAGTACCTCGAATATTATAGAATTTGATATACCATTATCTAGATAATATTTTGTAGCAGCATTTGAATTTAAATACCATGGTAAAAATAGTTTATTTAAATCACGCGTGCTTGAATTTGTAAATGATTTTAATCGATCAAGATCTGTCATGGCTTCTGGTACACCATAAGTTTTTACCTTTTTTTCTGTAGGCACAGTGATACCCATTATATCTTCATATGAATATACATCTGCACCAGAAGACAATGTAGCTATCTTAGCAGTTGGTATTTTTAATGGCAATGTTTTATCTGCATAAAAAACTAAAAATTCATATTTAGGGAACATTAATGACTTATCTTGATTGTTTGATCTAGCATTTTGATTAACAGAAACAATAACAGCATACGCCGGTCCCATTTTCTCTTTATACATGGTACCACCGGTTATAGATCCTAAATATGATAACAATTCCGTACGTTGTTCAACCATATCAAGTTCAGCACCCATTCCTTTCATTTCAACACGAAATCCATCATATTTGCGAAACCAAACTGGTTCTGCTAAATCTTTAATTTGTTGAGTTGTTAAATCATTTCTTTTTTGATTTGCCGGAACAAAATCTAATGCTTTAATACCAGTTTTAGACCACAATGATTCAAGCATTGAGAAATCTTTTGACATTTTAAATGGTTTTATTTGAGTAGTTATTCTAGCTTCAAATAATAATCGTTTTATGACTGTTTCTAATAAGTTCATATTATTTTTCTTTTATATAAATATCAATTACCAATCAACCATTACCATTTTTCCATTCCACAACATAATATTTTCGGAACGAAAATCTAAATCTAAATCAAATTCTGGAATTTGTAATTTATCGATATCTGTTTTTAATGCTGTTAAAAAATTATCTAATAGTGGATCAATATTATCAGTCTCGGTTATAAAATCAAATATTGAAACTTCTCCGCCTTCGCTACGAGCAAAATTTGCAAAGTCTTCCATAAATAAATCTACTGATTTTTTAATCCGGATTGGCAATTCAGATGCATTTGACATTATGTACATATTTTTACCATCAACATAATATACCGGGATAAATGTAGTAAATTCATTGTATCGATTCACAATAATATCTGCAACTTCATATTCATCTTGTTCTTTAGTAATTTTAAAAACTTTATCTTCTCCGTTAATTTCATATACACGTCCATTATCACCACCGCCAATATATCGAAATTCTGAATTACGTATTTTTTTTAAACAACGAGTCAAATCTCGTTCTGACATTTCACGTAGAAGTTGTTTTAATCGTATCATTTTATATCCTTATCTAAATCCAATCGTATTAAAAAATTCATATCAACATCATTTCTTTTGCGAATTGGTTGTGCTAATTTTCCAATAGCTAATAATTGGCCGGCATCATCATATAATCCAATTGTTGTCATATATGGTGCAAAATTACTACCACTAACAAATCCATAATATGTTATATCATCATCTTTAGTTAATGTATTATTTAAAGACATATTAAAATCGCCAGCATCTAATTTTGCTAATACATTTAATTCGTGTATTGTTTTTGTGCTTTTATAACTAGCAGTGTATGGTTGTTTGATAATGTTGTTATAACGATAATCTGCAGATGAAATAACTGCTAATCCCTGTTTACTGAATACATTGCCGACTACATTCGTTTGAAGCATAGTACCACTTTCAGTGCGATCTGACAAGTATCCAATTTCGGTAGCAGTTAATGCTTTATTATAAATTCGAATTTCATCTAGTTTTCCAGAATAATTACTACCAGTAGTATTTAAATTCCAACCACCAATATAAGTACGTCCATTACTATCAATACGCATTGATTGAGTAAATGGAGAATTTGGTATAGTTAGTATGGATTGGTTAGTACTAATCTGCAATGCCCCATTCACATAAATTTGCATGTAACTACCAGATTTTTGACAAACAACATGATTCCAACTAGATGTTACAGCAGTCGTGCCTGACACAGAAACATATTTTAATTTGCTAGGATCTGAATAATCATTAATTCCTAATTCTGGAGTTGATCCTACAACATAAAATTTTACACGCTTCGTTGTAGATAATACGATCATATACGGTTTACGAACTCCAGATTTACCTATTAACATTTGTTCACGTATCGAACTTCCAGCTGATGCGGAAACAAAAAATGATATTGCATAATCATGATCGCGATCATAATATCCAGGAATTTTTTCAGTAGGTACAATAAATACAGAGCCGGTATCAAATTGAGCAGCATATCCAATTGGAAGTGTCGAACCATTAGATGTAGGTACCCCGGTAGGAAATGTTACATTCCCAATTTTTGTATAATTAAATCTAGCGGTATCAAAATATTCATTAAAACCTTCATAAAACTTACAATCAGAAATAATTGATGCTGTGTTAAATGCAACATCATAAATATTACTATATCGGTCTGATGCTAAAGTAACAGTAGAACCAGTAAATGTAAATGATGCTGGTTTAATTCCTTCTCCAACAGTTATTTGCGGAAATGATAATATCGATGCTGATTGATATAGATATTTTTTCGTTCTAGTTAAATCAGTTGGTCCATATGATTTCATCGGATTTGTTTTGTATTTATAAAACAAATGATTTATCGACTAATATGTAATTGAATGTAAACTTCCATCTATGTTTGCTGAATCATTGTATGCTAATTCAGAACA